AATAATCAAATGGCTTTATTATGTAAATTATCTTTTTTAGAAGGTAAAAAGAGAGCCTCCACAGTATTTAACCAAAATAAATTAAAAAAAGTTTTAGTTTTTTCAAAAAGATTAGGATTCAAAAGAAATGATAAAAAGGGTGGTTTAATGGCTTTTGCTTGGTTTATATTTGATGTTAATTATAATAATAAACCCATTATTAATTGGATATGAAAATAAAACTAGAACCTTTTGAAATACAAATGGCATGTGATGTAGCCACTAGAAGACTTGTAGAAAATATTAAAATGGGAAAAAGATTTTCTTATGGGTTTAAAGGATCTGATGAAAAATTATTATATCAAAACATTATGGGTTGCTGTGCTGAAGTTGCATTTGCCAAGTCTCAAAATAAATACTTCAATGGTTCATATTCTGACGTTTATTCTAGGTACACAGATGCAGATATGCAAGACGGCACAGAGGTTAGATCCCAAAAAAGAAAAGATTATAATTTTTTATTGCTTAGACCTGGAGAAAGAAAAGCAAAATATGTATTAGTTTTAGATGAAGGTAATTTTGAATTTACTATTGTTGGTTGGTTTCCTTTTGATAAAGAAATGCCTGAAAGGCTTACAAACTTTGGACACCCTAACAGACCGGCTGCCTATAAGGTTGAAATAAACGAATTATACGATATTAAAGATTTATAAAATAAATAATACTAATATAATTAAATCTATCATTTGAGTAATTTTATTCCTTTCTTGCCAAGCCTTTTATTTTTATAGCTTCGATAAATGATACCTTTTACTACAAGTATGTTAAGACAGGTTTGTTTTTCTAGATCCTTAAGATCAATGCTTTTCGTTAAAGTATTTCCAAAGGTGCTTTTGCAATCTTTCATCTAATTCCTTTTGTCTCTTATATTTTATGTACTCCCAAATGGCAAACACTAAGCCTACCAATATGATTAATAATAAATGCTTATCCATTAGTTTCCTTTCGTTAGAACTATATAAGCGATTAATGCAACCGGTATGAACCGCACAATTGTATCAAGTATTATCATTGTCATTTTATCTACCTTTGTTGTTTTGTTTATTTTTTCTTAACCATTTTAAAACATTTTTAGGAGTTGGCTTATTATTATAATGCTCACTAAAATATTTGATAACGTATAAAGGTGTTTTTTTAGTCATTATTTATTTCCCTTTCTTTTAATTGGTTGAGTTAAAAATTCCATAATGTTTTTTATTCTATTTTCTAAATAAATTACATTTTGTAATTGTAAATCTAAATCTATTTCCTTTTCTTTTCTTTCATATTCTGTCATATTTACAATTTTACCGTTAACTACTTTAATCCAATTTTCATCAGGATCACAACCCTCACAACCTGAACAACAAGAGCCAAAAAACTCTTTACTTTCGCTTTCATATTTTTCTTTTAGGTCAATGTATGTTTTAAAAGTAATTAAATAATCTTTTAAAGTTCTTATTGTTTTTTTAGCACTAAATAAATCGTCTCTTAGTTCTTGTTCTATGTTTTTTGTTTCCATTTATACAACCTCCTTTATTTCTGATCTCATCAGTATTGCAATAAGCAATAGACACCCTATTTCTAGGGTGTTTCGATCTAGTGACCAAATCCCCAAGCAGTTTGATATTTAGGCGAACCATCCCAAACTTTAGCAAATTCAAAAGAGGAAATTCTTACAGAATTATCTTTTCCATCAACTCTTTTTAAAAATGGTTTAGCGTTTTCTTTAACACTACCTGCAACAACTCTATCACTACCTCTACAATTACTATTTTTAAATGAATTATTCATAGCAACTAATTTTATAGAGTTTTTACCAACTAATTTAACAACTTTATAAAAATCAACATTAGTTTGGTCATAACCCCAAGAAGTGTAAAGAACATCACCAATTTTTAAAGTGTGTGGTTTATTTCTTTGAGCTTTATATTCTGCTTTTTCCTTTTCATTTGCTAAAGCATTTTCTAAAGCGTTATTGATATACTTGTTCATTTGTTCCATATTTTTAAATTTGTACCAAAATAATTTATTTTTTGCTTTCTTAGCAAAAGCAATACATTCTGGCTTTTCATTATTGTTATTCCAATAAAAGTCAAAATGATCATTTTCATTTATTTTAGTATTTAAATGTTTTGGAACATATCTTTCATTAGCATAGTTTTTAGTCATGTTATTTTATCCTTTCTATTTGATTCGTTAACATACTAAAGTTATACACTTTTTGTACACTATTGCAATAGTTAATTTAAGGGTATATTAAGACTACTTAGAATTTGGGTAATCTATGCAGAGGAATAGGAAAGGCTTTTCAATAATACCGAATAGCGTCATTTTAGACGTTAATTTAAGCAATAACGCTAAGTTATTATATATTTACATTAAATCATTATCTGAGAATTTTAGGACCTTAAGAAATAGCAATTTAAAGCAAAAATTAGGCATATCTACTAATACACTTCAAAATTGTAAGGCTGAGCTGGTTAAATATGGTTATTTAAAGATTTATAGGCGTAAGTCTGCAAATTATTACTTTTTAATGGGATCTAAAGCTAATGTTAATAAGATTAAGAGTACCCAAAATATGGGGGGTTAGACTACCCAAAATTTAAGTAGTCAGACTACCCAAAATTTGGGGGGTATTAGTAGTATAATACTATTTATTATAATAACATTATTAATAATACTATTAGAGGTTTGATTGATTAAAAAAATTTAAAAAGATGGATAAGGATAAACCAATATACTTGTTTAATGGTATGCCTCTGCAAAGCAAATACAATAATAATTACACAAGAGGGGAGAAGATTGAAATTGTTTTACAATTAGAAAACGACTACCAAAATGGCATCCTCTCTGCCAATACCTTAAAGCAAATCATTGAAAACAAATTATATGGTTCTTATACAGCTCTTAAGATTTTAAGTAATATGCAGGAAAGAGGAATAATTAAAACAAATCCATTCACAAATAATAACAAGCCAATTCTACCTAAAAAGACCATTTTTGATTGGTAAACTAGATATAGTATGTTATAAGGCAAAGCATACAAACATCACCCTTGTTTGTTAAATGTTGCAACACTTGAAGTGGGAATGATCTTATTCCTTTCCTTTCTATCTTCCCACTTCACCCTTGCTAAGACATATAAAATTATGGCTGGAAGAAAAAAGAAATTAACTCAAAAACTAGCGGATCAGATCCTGGAACTAATTGCAGATGGTTACACAATCAGGGAAACATTTGAAAAGATAACAGACTTCACATGGCAATCTTTTAGAACTTATTTAATTAATGATGAAGAATTAATGCTTCGTTATCAAAAATCAAAAGAATTAGCTGTGGATCTTAAACTGTCTCAATTGGAAGACAAACGAAAAGAACTTGAGGCTAAGATTGAAAGTGGACAGATTGATGGTAAAGCCGGACAAAACTTAGTTAATCTTTATAAGATTATTGTTGCCAATTCGCAATGGTCAGCGTCTAAAATTGCATCAAAAAAGTATGGAAAAGCTGCTGAACTGACAATAAAAGGTGATAAAGAACAACCTTTGAGCATAAGTTGGGAAAAGGATTAGTTAAATAAGTGTTGATTTTATTATGATGTTGACAAAACTTGCACATCTCAAACAAGATAGTTACATACGAAACAAGAGAACAAAACAGCAACACTATTGATAATCATTAATTATCGTTAGTGATTTCTGATAACGATAAATTATCGGAAACCTGGTAATTGAATGAAAAACACTAAATATGGGGGTTTTGATTTACCGGTACACCACTTTTGGTTTTTCTGTTTAGAAATATATTGATACATGGTACACACATCTAAAATGGACAATCTTATTTTAAAAACTATGATTTTAATTTTAACCGACAAAGATACTGGCAAACCAGTAGTCGTTACTCACTTTCATGGTTTTGATAATGAAGATGAAGCAATCCAATTTTCAGATTTTTTAAAAGAACAATTTACTGATGAATTTGAAGTTCCAAAAGAAACCCTTCACTAGGGGGGTTTTGTTTTAAAATGAAACAAATTGTAATTCCTTATCGACCAAGAGAAATCCAAAATTTTTTGCACAAAAAATGCGATAAGAACCGCTTTAATGTCATCATAGTTCATAGGAGAGGGGGTAAGACTGTCTTTGCCATAAACCACCTCATTAGAGCTGCTCTAACTAACGATAAACCCTATCCTAGATACGCTTTCATCTCTCCATATCGTCTGCAAGGTAAAAGCACCGCTTGGGATTATATGAA